GTGGGAAATAAAGTTGGTATGAATGTTGAAGGAAATATATTTTCAAATTTAGTTGCTAGAAATACTATTTTTTTCACACCGATAGTTACTGGTGCACTTAACACACTTGTTGGATTAAATAATGTTCCATTAGTGGGAACATTTGTGGGTGTATTTTTATTAGCTCCAACATTTTATTTAATGTCTGATGCAAAGAAAGATCTTGAATTATTGATGGCTGATGCATTTGAAATTAGTGTGGGATATTTAAAAATATTGACTTTTGTAGGAGATTCTCTTGACAAAGTCAAATTATTAATGGATGACGTAAGAAAGAAAAAGGAAAAAGGCGAAAAAGTTAACGATGAAATAGATAAATTGCTTCAGGATACAGAAATGAAAATGATAGATATTTTGTATGACGTTAAAATCACCGAAAAAGCAAATGACTTACTAAAATTTCTTTATGCTTTTAATCCTGTTTATACAGAGAGACCTGTTTTTCAAAAATTCATGAGATTGTTTAATCGTGTTGCTACATTTTTCAATTCAGGATTATATAACAGAAAGATTGGAAATTTACTTAATGGATTAAATGGATTAATGACTGTAACTATGAGTAAATTTAATTTTTTGATTATGAGATTACAATTGTATGATGACGAAAATATATATAATGATGGAAATAGTCAAGAAGGGATTAATATTGGTTCATTTTTTGTGCAAAAAGAAGAACCAAAAAAAGACCAAGCTGAAAAAATTACATCTATTAATGAACTATTAAAAAGTATTTTCGAAATAAAAACACTTGGAAACGAAAAATATTCAGAGACCAGTTTTGCACAAATGTATGATACGATTCAAGGTAAAAAACAAATAAATGACAAAGACGCAAAAGAAAAAATGATCAAAAATAAAATGGATATATTAACGGATGAAAAGAAGGGAACGGAAGAACAAATGTTGAGTATTGTCAAAGGTATGAGAGAAAGAAATGGAATAAAAGGAGATGTGTCAATTGAATACATTCAACAGCATACTAAGGATACATTAATGGAACATGATAAAGAAAGAGAAGTTGTTGTTGAAGAAATACATGAAGATACAGATAATAAGGAAAAAGGGAAAAAGGGTGGAAATCTCAAGAAAAAAACTACAAAGAAACAAAATCGTAAAAAATGGTCAAACAAATATAAAAAGAGTATTGATTGTAATCATCCTAAGGGATTTTCTCAAAAACAATATTGTAAATATGGACGTAAAAAAAATACTCGAAAAAGTAAGTAATACATAATAATATTTTTGGAATTTTAAATGTTATTATGATTTAGTTAGATTATAGATCATCATTATCCGGAATTTCTCCTTCATCAATATCCGAACCATCATCTTCTTCTGCACATGTCATATCAATTTTAATACTAATATTTAACCAGCCTTTAGGTGTACATTTTCCAAATTGTTTATCCAAATATACGTGTAATTCTTTTGGACTTGGACATTTTCCACCATAAGTGTTGTTGTGCCAATTGGTAAATTCGTGATTGATGGTAGTTTTTGTAAGTATTCTTCCTTCTGATTCCATAATTTTTTCGTCGATAAATTCTGCCAATACATCTTGTTTTTTCTTGTATGCATTACTTGCCGCCATAACAATAGAACAGTCATTAACAATACCGTTTGTTTCCAATACTTTTTCAACTAACATAGCCATAAATACAGTTTTCCATGATTCAAATTTGTTCATAAGATTTTCATCAAGCATATATTGATAAGGTTTTTCAGGATCATCATGAACAGGATTTTTAGTGAAAAGTGACAAGAAATCAACAACACGAATACGACGCCAAGTTCCATGGTCCATAGATTTAATTTCCAACAAATAATTAGCACAAACCACTAATTTGAATTGTGGAATAAATTGAATAGCAGCTGGCATATATGGAGCACGTGCTTGTATAGGATCTAACCCGCTGGTCAATTGTTTCATAATACCTTCATTCAAACGATCATGTTTAGAAGGTTCATTCATAACAGCATAACGTAGACCTTTTAATGCAACAATTTCAGGAGCTAATCCGCCGATTTTGGTTCTACCTTGAGTCATAAGTGTAAGAGGAACATCGCCTTTATATTCCCCAAGAGTTTTTTCCATCAAAGATACCAATACAGATTTTCCGTTTTGTCCAAAACCAATATAATTATTAAATGTTTGATTTTGTGATGTTCCCATTAAAGTGGATGACAAATGCTCCCACATATATGTTCGTAATTCTTCTATTGGAAATAATTTAGCCATGAAATCGTGTAGTTCTTCTAATATTATTGCATCTCGTTCTTTATTAATTGGTATATATTCAATTTTAGTAGATTTTGTAATATAATCTTCTGGTTTACCATCTCTAAATATTTTATCTTTGAAATCCCATACACCATTTTTAAAACATAATAAATATGGGTTTGTATCAGTCATTTCTATAAACTGTCTATCGTAGAACAATTCTTTAGCTTCCACCATAATGTTTTTCTTATCTGTAGTTCGTCCTAATTTAGCAACTATTTCCAAAGCCCGTTGTGCTTTTTTTTGTAAATTAATTGTACGATCATCGCCTTCTGGATAATTTGCTTGAGCTTCCATTAACTTGGCAGCTTTAATATTATACAAATTACGAATTCTTTCTGATATACATCTTCGTAAAGATGTTCCAGAATCATTTTCAACCCAACGATGATTTTTATATTGATACCATATACCAGACTTAACACTAGCACATACAAATTCATCTTTACAACTCTGATATAATACCATAGCTAAATCAAAATCACCACATCCACAGGGTTTTTTATCATTTGACGAACTATCTCCAATTTTAGATTCTAATGTGAGTTCAATAGTATAATCAATAGTAGATTCACGTACTTCTTTGAATTTTTCTAATGCGTCTTGTTTTGCCCAATGAATAATAGAACGTTTAGTTAAACCATGAGGATTTGACATATCAAATCTCAGCCATTTATCGTATAGATCTCTTATAGTATCATATTTGAATGTAGAAGATTGAGCACTAAACGCAACCCATACAATAAATAATAAATCGTCAATATTTCTCAAAGCACATCCTACACGAAACCATTTATCATAAGAACCTTCCCCATAATATGATTCTGGTAAACACATAGTGTATTCGTAAGATTCTCGAAGATCGTATTCATTTGAAGATAAATTTTCCAAAAATATTTCTACAGTTTTATCTAAGTCAGATTTATTTTTAATATTCATAATCATACTTAAATCAAATCTTCTGGGTATTTGAAGACTACTAATCATAGTAGAAGATGATGTCGGTAAAACTCCACTATTAGAATTATTCTTATATTGTGTTTGACATAGTTCATTAATTTTTTCGGAATATTCTCTTCTAATAAATGGTTCATAATGATTTTTATAACGTGCTGATAATTTATGTAAATTGGATTTTATATCAAATTCTTCTACAGAAATTTTATTTTGCATAAACGATTCATCTGAATTATCAAAAGTAACATCATACACATCTATAATTTCATAAGAAAGATGTTCAGGTTTACAAGATCCATGTAATTGCCAATTTGTATGACCTTTGCTTATACCTTCATCAAATACATCTTCCCATGAATTAATGATTGGTAAATCTTCCCAAAGTTCTTGGGTTTTTTTAACAATTCTTTTTCGAATATACATTTGTGTAGCTCTATCTGCATTAATCCCAAAAATAATATGTAGACCATCTTTTGTAATATTTTTGTCTGGAATGAAATTTATATTAGGTTTTTGATAAATATATACTGGAAAACTCGTATCTTCATCCAAATGATAAATATCTTTAAAAACATCGAAATAACCATCAACTAAATCTACAATATGATCTTCACTTAAAAGTCTTTCTTGAATAGAACCATCAAAACGAAGATCAACGTCAACTAATATTGGCCCTTTATCCATTTGTTTTTCTGTAAAATGCTCTTTTCCACCTTGTGCTAAAACTTCGTTGAAATAAATTTCCAAAAATTTTCCATATTCATTTTCAGGAATATGATATGAACCCCCCGAAATACCATGTTTTTGATTTCCTATTTTAGTATTTGTAATTTCTCGGGGGTCATCTTTCTTTTTACTATGATTTATTTGAAATTGTATAAATTCTTTAGATGATTTTTTACTTACGGCTTTTCGTTTGGATGGTTCATTCTTCTGTCTTGTAGCCATTTATTGATTTATATATTATGATATATTTATACAATTTAAATTTATTGTTTTATCGAATCAATTTTTTAGAATTATTAATTAAGATTTAGATATAAAGTTTATTTGTATATGTATATAGTTTTCTTAATAAATGAGCGAAGAATCAAATGATATGATTATTCAAACAAATGCGAATGTAGTATCTTTAAAAAATGGTACCAGTGAAAATACTTTATTCAAATTATCCAACACGGTTACTTCTATTGGACAAGGATCATATTCTACTGGATTGAATGCAATTTCTATTGGAAGTAATGGAGAAACTGTTGATTCAGTACCTATTGATCAAAGTATAGGAGAAGTAGATGGTAAGTTGACTATACATACAATACGTCGTTCTGGTACAGGAGGTGATGCTCCAACATCAAATTATGTTATGATGTATAATCCGGATTTATCCCCAAATGAAGCCACTTATAGTAGTGATATTCCGGATCAAGTAACTTTATTAACAACTAATTTAAATGCTGAAACAGCAAAAGTTGCAACATTAGAAACAGAAATTTTAGATTTATCTGGTAATTTAAATACTGAAACTGCAAAAGTTGCTACATTAGAAACACAAGTTGCTGATTTACTAACAAGAGTAAGTCTTTTAGAGGCATTACTTTAGACTATTCAAATTTTATAATATATAAAATTTATATATTATAAATGTCTGGAGAAAATGATGTTACAATAACAACAAGTGCAAATACACTTACTTTAAAAAAAAGCAACGCAGATAATATTTTATTGAGATTATCGGATGATTCAGCAAAAAACATCATTGCAATAGGTACTGACGCAAGTGGAAATCCAAACGCCGAAGGTGGTATTTCCATCGGATACAATTCATATATTGACGCAAACAATAATGTCGCAATAGGAACAAACAGTAAATGTAAAGCAGGAAATAGTGTTGCTATCGGAAATAACGCACAATCAGACCAACAATCGGTTGCAATAGGACACGATTCAGACGCAGGATTTGGAGGAACTTCTGTCGGAAGTGGAACCTCTATTGGTAGCGGGGCAAAAAGTGGATATTTATCTGCTTCGTACGGTTTAAATACACAAGCAACTGGCGAAAAATGTGTTGCTATTTCGGGTGATGCCCTTGCAAATAATACAGTTGCAGTTGGTTACGACGCCTATTGTAATGGTGTAAATAGTATGGCTTTAGGATACAACGCAGGAACAGGAAATTATACTAACTCAATTGCTCTTGGGGCAAGCTCTAGTGTAGGAGCAAATGATGTTATTGTTTTAGGAGATGGAACTCAAAAAGTAGGTATTGGAACTACGAGTCCAGAACATGTTTTAGATGTGAATGGTGGAATAAAAGTAGCAGGGACCGGAACAAATCCAGGTTTAAAAATGGATAATGTTCTGTATATACAACGCGCAACAAATACAAATGGTGTATCTTACAGTTCTTATGATTTTCATAGTTTTTATTCTAATTCAACTTCTAATGCTGAAAGTGGTGGTGAAAGAATGAGAATTTGTTCTAATGGCAAAGTAGGTATCGGAGATACTAATCCTGATGCTCATTTACATGTTCGTGGTAATGGTCCACAATTAATGATAGAAGGACAGAGTAATGAAGATTCTATGGTTCGTTTTTCTTCAGGTCCAAGTTATGAAAACAGATTCCATGAAATACGTTGTCAATTTTATGCAATTTCTGGTCATTGGCATAATAATAAAATGCTTTTTAAAGTAAATAATGGGGGTCAAAATAATCCATCAGATTTAATGTGTCTGGATGGTTTAGGACATTTAGGTCTTGGAACTACATCTCCTAAGGATTATGCAAAGTTTGCTGTTAGAGGACATAGATGGACAAATAGAGGAGGTGATACTTGGGGTGGTACTTTCCACGGCGGATATGGTTATCCCGGAGGCAATTCTACAAATCAAAATTATAGTGGATATTTTCAACAGGCAATATATTGTAATCAAGTACATACAGCTTCAGATAGAAGAATTAAGAAAAATATAATAGATATTAACGACGATGATGCATTACAAAAATTACGATTATTGAAACCAAAATCTTATAACTATATTAATGAATATCAAAGAGGATCAGAGACTGTCTTTGGATTCATCGCTCAAGACGTAAGTGAAGTATTTCCTGAATCAGTTAATATCATTAAAGAACACATTCCAAATATATATGAGGTAGGTGAAGTTTTACAAGACAATAGTGGTGCATTAACTATTATTCAATTTTCAAATTTCAATACAAATGATATTCTTCGAGATGCTTCCAATAATATATATTCAAATATAGAAATTGTAGGAGAAGATGATAAATCTTGTGAAATAGAAATCATTAGCATAATTGATGATTCCAAAATACAAATAAATACAGATTTATCAAATAATTGTTTGATTACAGATGATAATAAAAAACTTGTATTTGTAAATGGTCAAAGAGTAGATGATTTTAATAATTTAAATAAATCTGCTATATGGACAGTAACTACAGCAGCTTTACAAGAAGTAGACCGCCAATTACAAGCGGAAAAAGCAAAGACAGCAACTTTAGAAGCTCAAGTAGCGGATTTATTATCAAGAGTTTCTTCTTTGGAAAATGTTTAGCTTGAACTATGATTAAATTTTATATATTATTTTATATAATATATATAAATGTCAAGTGCAAATGATCTTGTAATAAATTCAAATACAAATGGAATAATATTAAAAAAAGGAACAACTCTTGATGATTATAAATTTAGATTATCAAGTGATTCAACATCATTTGGTAGTGGTGCATCTTCTATTGGATTAAATTCAATTTCAATAGGATGTACTAATACAACTTCAAACACAAATACTACAATATTAGATGATGATACGATTGAAGGTCAATTAATTATTAATACTATAAGAGAATCAACTGAAATTAATGATTCATCTTTTGTATTAATGTACAACCCAGATACTTTTCCTACAGAAGTTATGTATAGTAACACTATAATATCTAATTTAAATGGCTATAATACTAATTTAAAAATACAAGATGCAAGTTTAAATAATTTGAATACAGTTTATAATGGGTTTGGTAGTTTAGATTCTCAATTTCATTTACAAAAATCTATTGTAGATGCCAGTTTAAATCAACATGATCTTAGTTTAAATATTTTAGAACCATTTTTTGATATTTTAGATACTAGTTATAATATTTTAGATACTAGTTTTAATTTACAAAAATCTATTGTAGATGCTAGTTTAAATAAACATGATGTTAGTTTAAATCTTTTGGATAATAGTTTCAATATTTTAAATCATCAACAAAATATATTAGATACAAGTCTCAATTTGATTTATGGATCTCCATCATATGGTTCTACATTCACCATAGGAAACAACTCAAACATTACTGGAATTAATAGTTTTAGTATAGGACCCAATTCTTCAACTGGATCATATAATAATTCAGTAGCAATTGGTAATGGAACAATAGTTAGTTCTGATAATACATTCCGTTTAGGTTCTGAAACACAAGGTGTAGTCATGAATGAAGCATATGTACATAATATGAAAATTGGAAAAGTGAATGGTTCTGCATATTCAGATTGGAGTGGTATACAACACAGTTCTTTAAGTACATCAAACAATTATGCATTAATGCAACAAAATACAGGAAAAACTGCTATAAATGCATCAGATGGAAAAAGTATAGGAATTCGTGTAGGTAATGTTGAATATATGAATATTAATCAAGAAAGGGTATATTTTCCAAGTAAAATAAGAAAATTTGTTCAACCTATTTGGAAAATAACTTCAAATACTAGTGGAAATCAAAGTTATGGTCAAAATGGTAGAATAGGAAGTAGCGACTACAAAGGGGGACACGCATTAATCCATTATTTTGCAACAGTACAAAAATGGAATACAACACACGGTTCATGGTATCCACAAACAGGTCAATTTGTAGCTGCAGAAGGTCCTGGTATTTATATAGTAGAATTATGGATTTTTTGTAATAATTCACAGCATTATACTGGACGTTTAGGTCTGGTTACTAAAGACAATAAATATACCCAAAACCAAATGAATATGCCTGTAAATAGAAAATCGGTAAATGAGTCTTGTAGTCAATTAAGATGGACATGGAAAGCAGACAGTTCATCAGATTGGTTTTATATAACTAATTATAGTGCTTCAAATATAACAGTATATCATGGAGGAGTTTATGGACATACATGTCTTAGAGTAACAAAAATAGCATAATTTATATTATTTACTTAAATATAAAATAATATAAACAAAAAATATACATATTTTTATATAATGGATATTAATTTAACTTTAAAAGATGAAACCGTTGTATTACCTCAAGATTTGACAATAAAACGTTGGGATTGGTTGGTATCAAATTTAAAATGTAATGAATCTTGTGAAATATTTATAAGATTATATTGTGATTTAGATGAACCAGATGATCAAATGCCTTTAGGTTATTGTGTAAAAAATGTCATTTATAAACTAGAAGGGGATGAATATGCTGCTTGGGCTGCTGATGATACATATATAACAAATATTGCTTTAAGAGAAATTGGAAAATTGTCTAATTAAGGTATTCGTAATTTTATATAATATAAATTTTAATATATAAAATGGCTGATGGAAAAGATACAATAATAAACACAAATGCTGATTCTATAATTTTAAGAAAAGGTAGTTCTTATAATACTTTGTTTAAAATTTCCGAAACATCAACATCTTTAGGTTATGGTTCGCATTCTATTGGATTAAATACAATTTCAATAGGATCAAATGCAGCATCTTTAGAAGAATCTCCAATTGAAGAATCTCAAATAATGGATGGTAAATTAGTAGTAAAAAATGTTAATCGTAGTATAGGAGATATTAATGAAATTGTTATTCCAGTACCACCTGCACAATCGGAAGAAACTGTTTTTTTGTTCAACAAATTTAAAATATCTAAACCGGCTGTTTCAACTGCTGGTGACGATTATATTAATTTAGTAGAATTACAAATATGGATAAAAGATGCTATAGGTGGTATAAGAAATATTGCTCCGCTTTTTACGAAGATTGATGGTTATGATGGTCCAACATATCCTTGGGGACCACCCAAAGCTATAATTAATGAAGAGATTGATACAGCTGTCTCAGGATCATATTGGCATTCAGATGCCATAAGTGGTCTTGATTTTGGAGAATCTTATGCACACTATACCACAAATACCAGTTACAATGCAGAAGATATAGTAGCTATTGTAATATACAATCGTCCAACTAATAATAATAGATTACCAGGTATAAGATTCGATTTAATGTCTGAACATAATACCCTTTATAGTTACACATTTGTTGATCAAGAATCTGTTACTAGATTAGATGGTCCAGCATTATCAAGTGTAGATGTCAGTTATTTTACTTCTTCCGACTCTACTACTTTAATTAAGGATATAACAGCCAAAGAAACTATGGAATTTGCACTATCTGAACTGGATCCAATAGTTCATATAAAATTAAAAACTTCCCCTATAGACTACGCCGATTCACCTGCAACTATTTATATAAATATTTATACATCAAATGATATACGAATTGGAACAAGTCATGAATTTTTTACTGATATAGATAAAGATGAATTAAAAACTACTAGTATTCGATTACCAAAATTATATAATAATATTAAAGTTGAATTCTTTACGAGAAATAATAATGGTTTGTATATTGAAAAAATTGAAATATTTTATATTGGTAATATTCATCAATTTACACAAATAGATGGTTCTAATCCAAATAGTTTAAAATTTGGAGTAAATAATACTGTAGGATGGTTAGATAATAATGATGGACATCCTAATTCAAGAAAATATACCGGAATTAATTATTATGATATATTGCAGAATTTCAATATAGTAAGAGTTTTAAGAACAACAAATGGTGCAGATGCAGGTAATACTACTAATACTGATGATGTGGGTATGAACAGGCTTGAGTGTAATGAATTACAATTGTGGATAAAAGATGCTGATTCTAATATTATAAATATTGCACCGAATGGAACACATTATGCTGACATAACCAGATCAGAACATCATTTTTCAAATATTAATAATGAAATTATTGAGCAAAATGTTTCTAAAATGTTTATTGGTTCGACTACTACAAGTAATGGAGGTGTACCTGTTGTATGCACCCATCATTTTAAAATAACACTTGATAGTTATTATAATATAAACGATGTAGCGGCTATTGTTTGGTACAATTTATATTCTATAAGTAGTTATAGACGTGCACCAGGCGCAAGTATTCAATTATTACATGACGACAGAGTATTATATACACATGAAATTGGTTCTGAAGGTGATCAAACTAATACTCAAGTCTTCAAAGTACACGGACCTGCACTTCCAAGTAATTATAATTTTGCAAATGGTTGGAGTACTTCAAGTATTATTAAAACAACAAATACATCTAGTCCTCATACAACTCCATATTTATTATTAGATACTATTTCAACCAGGAATAATTTTTCTAGTACTTTAACAGCAAGAATTAAAAAAGTAAGAGTACGAAGAGTTGCTGATCAAGGATTTGATCTTGCTCCTACATCACTTTCCGGAATTACTTGGCAACATACATGGATACAGTCAGGTGAACAAGATAATACATCACTTGGTTCTTTTAGTGGTTACGATATAAATATCACTTCAGCACAATTTGTTGATAATGTAGGTACCAGTTTGACTACATACACCGTTAGAGACACAACAAATACAGATTACATCGCATATATAATAGGTGGTTATGGAAATCCGTGGTTTAAACATCTTTATATTAAATTTGAAGTAGTTTCAAACATATTGAGATGTGTTACAGCACATACCTTTTACACTAATTATAATCCTAGTGGAAAAACAGATCAACAAATAATAGATACGCATTATTCATCAAGTACTAACAACGGTGGTACCGCTACTCGTAGTGCAACTAATACCAGCAGTTATGGAGTTAAAAATATAGTTTACTCATCAACCGGTACAGGTTCTACATTACCTGCTTCGTTTGTAGAAATTCAGACGGAACCGGAAAATCGTATGAATATTTCTGAAATACAATTTTGGGTAAATGGAACAAATGTTGCATCGAATGGTTCGGTAACTGCTGGAAGTAATCATAATTCCACAGATTTTGCCGCAAGTAATGTATTAGGAGGTACATTCGCTTTACTAGGTGGAGAATCTTGGTTATCCGATTCTTATAGTAATACAAATACATATGATTTTATTACAGTTACGTTACAATCAGACTATAATGTTTATGATATTCAATCTGTTGTAGTTTATGGTCCAGAGCATTCTTATGATGCAGTAGATCAGCAATCAAGAGATGATTTAATTAAAGGATGTTCAATAGAATTATTAGATGCTTCTGATAATATACTATATGAAAATGAAGTGATTCATGGTGCAAGATATAGTAGATTTGATGGTCCTAGTTTGAATACTGCAACATTTTCAACAACACCTTCAACAACTAATATTATAGGTAATACTGGTAATTTACGAACATATACTATATTGAATAATTCTAATTATATTAATGCAATTGCAAATGAACCTGAACCCGGTAGTTGGTCATTAGTTTTTAGACAAACTGTACCTTATTTATGGACTTCTGGTAATGAATCATCAGCATTAGAAAATATGAAACTGAATCAATTAAATACTGAATCTGATGATAATTACTCGATTATGAATGAAATTTACAATTCTGACACAAGAGATAAATACAAATATAATGGATCTTTTTATAAATTCAAAATGGTAAATAGTGAAGGGTATGAATTAACATGGAGTCAACCAGGAAATCCATTTGATTATACAGATGCTGCACCTGGTACAATACGTAATGTAATATCAACTCATTTTCCATTATCATATAATAATAATCAAGATTTTGATGGATTACATTATTCTAATAATCTAGCTTACACAATATTAGATGGTATTACAGGTGCTTGGATTAGATACACAATAGGACAAACTGCAAATAGTAGTGCATGGTCTAGTAGTAATCCAAATAAACTAGTTACAATATCTACAGATGATGACCAAATTAGATTTTCAGATTGGGTAGAATTATATGTATACATGTCCGAAGCTGAATCTGAAGAATTTGAACATTCTTTTGAACTTCGTGATAGTGGTTCGAATATCTATATGGATGGAATACTACTATATGATTATACTCAACATAGCTGGAACACATTTGTAATTGCAAATATAGACCCAAATGATATTGATTTCTTTAAAAACGATTATATTATTACTTGGGAAGACAACCCTATTGGTAATCAACACGGTGGATATTATTTAAATTATAATAATAGACTTGATGCTCCGAGTGATTTGTTTATAAGAGCTGGTGGTCCCACATGGTGGTGGTATAGCGACAATACTAGTCAAACACAAAACTGGTCAAATGGTCAAGGATTAGAGACTTTATCTGGTAATTTAGCTTTTAGAAAATTACATAGAATGATATTTAGATTTATTGATAATACTACATGGTCAGTATCACACACATATGATGGACTTACTTATACAACCAGCATGCCAACTTATGATGGATGGACATTTTCTGATAAAAGATCAATTCAATTGAATTATCATGCTCATACAAGTTATATAACTAGGCATCATTTCAATTTAAGAGTAAAAGAATCAGAACCAAAAACCGTATTATTTCACAATATTAAAAATGGTGATTTAACAACTGCACAAAATTGGTTAACTAGTAATTATCCAGAATTTAATTTTTCAATTAATACTTCTCAATTTGGACATAATACAAATGCGTATTTATTTCCACCAACAACAGATGATGTCTGTGCATGTTGGAATAGTGGATCAACTACATCAAATGTTTCATTTACTGCATATATGGATGGATATGTTACAATTGTTTATGGAGGTGGATGGAGTACAACTAATACCAGTCCTGTAAGTATATTAAAAAATGACGTTATAATTGATGAAGATTTAACCAGTTTAAAAAAAACATTTGTGTTTGATGTAAGTTTAAATGATGAAATAAAAATACGAGAAACTGTAGGACTAATTTATCTTCATAGTATAAAAATTGATACACAATATTCTAGACAATATCCAGAACGAGAAAAAGAAACTATATTATTTCAGAATATTAAAATGGGTGATGTAACAATTGCACAAAATTGGTTAGATACTTATTATTCATATTTTAATTTTAAACTGGTTTGTAATAATTTTGGACATCAGTCAGGTAATTCTGGAAATCCACCATTAACAGATGATGTATTAATGTTTTTCATTTCTGGTACTAGTGAAGGAAGTATTTCATTTACTGCATATATGGATGGATATATTACAATTGTTTATGGAGGTGGATGGTCTACAAATGATACTCCTGTGTATTTAAAAAAGAATGATGTTATAATAGATCAAGACGGAGGAAGTAGAAAAAAAAAATTTATATTTGATGTAAGTCTAAACGATAGAATAAAACTATATGAAGATCATTCAGTAATTAATCTTTATAGTATAAAATTTGATTCACAATACCCAGAACGAGTAGGACAAACTGTATTATTTGAAAATATTAAAATGGGTCCAGATAAAGATACTGCACAAAGTTGGTTAAATCATAATTATTCAGATTTTAATTTTTTAATTGAATCTGACAATAATACGTATGCATTTGGACATAATACAAATCAGTATTTAACTCCACCATTAACAGATGATGTATTATTGCTTTGGGAGAATAGCTCACCTGCAGCAAGAATTTTATTTACTGCATATATGGATGGATATCTTACAATTATTTATGGAGGATATAATGGCGGCGGTGCCACAGTCATTTCCAAAAATGATGTTGAAATAGATCGAGATAATTCTGGAATTGTAAAAAAAAAGATTATATTTGATGTAAGTCAAAACGATCAAATAAAAATAGAAGAAATAAATGGTGGAATAATCTATCTTCATAGCATAAGTATTGATGAACAATACCCAGAACGAATAGGACAAACTGTATTATTTAAAAATATTAAAATGGGTCCAGATAAAGATACTGCACAAAGTTGGTTAAATCATAATTATTCAGATTTTAATTTTGTACTAACTTATCCTAATATTTATTTTGGACATGTACAAGATCAGTATATAACATCACCAACAACAGATGATGCATGTATAATTTGGAGTTATCTTGCTGGCGACTCTAGTTCTGATACAGGAACTATTTCATTTACTGCATATATGGATGGATATATTACAATTGTTTATGGATGTGCATGGAGTGAAGGTAGCGCTTATCCTGTAAAAATATTAAAAAATGATGTTATAATAGATACGGAAGATACAAGTTTAAAAAAATTATTTGTCTTTGATGTAAGTTTAAATGATGCAATAAAAATAGAAGAAGATCAAGCAGTAAAGATTATTTATAGTATAAAGATTGAAACAGAAGATTCATATATTGCATCACTATCAGTGGTGGAAGAAGAGGAAGAAGAAGAAACTGTACTGGAAGAAACAAGTATAGTTGATCCAAGTTATTCAATTATTTATAATCCAGACACAAATGAAGCCACATATACCAAATATTTTGATATTAAGATAGATTCATTACACACAGAACTTCAGTCAAACATTAATAATTTAAGTTTATTAGAAGTAGAATTTGAAACTTTAACTAATTCTTTTAATATTATTGATACTAGTTTTAATTTAAGAAAAACAAATGATGATATTAGTTTAAATATAAATGATGTTAGTTTGAATGTATTTGAAACAAGATATATCAATTTAGATACTAGTTTTAATATTCTTGATACTAGTTTTAATTTACAAAAACCAAATGTAGATGCAAGCTTAAATATACATGATATTAGTTTAAATATATTAGAACCTACTATTCATGATATTAGTTTAAATATTAGTAAATTTGATGTTAGTTTTAATGAATTAGTTTCACAAGGTGGTCTTGTTTATACTGCTCCATTTTCAATAGGAAGTGGATCGACTTCTAGCGGAATAAATAGTTTTGCAATAGGACCTAACGCTTCTACTGGTTCAAATGATAATTCTGTGGCTATTGGAAATGGTACAATTGGAACAGAAAATAATATTGTTTTGGGAGGATCAACACAATCTGTAATTATGAATAATTTAAATATTGGAGATATATCATTTGGAGACGTTGGATATGGTGCAGATTGGAGTGGTATACAAAATCGAAATGATTCTGAATATGCACTAATACAAAAAAATACAGGAGAAACTTTAATTAATTCACATGATGATAGCATTATATTTCGTATTGATAATGCTGATTATATGCGTGTTGAAGCAACATGGGGTCTGTACTGTAATAAACAAATTAATTCTACAGAACAACCACTTTGGGTTATTAATTCAACTACAGCTGGTAATCAAAGTTATGGACAAGGAGGTAGAATCGGAAGCAGCGTAAATTTAGGTGGACAATCATTAAGTCATTATTTTAATAATATATCTAAATGGAACACAACAGTTGATGGTTGGGATCATGCTAGTGGTGCTTTTTTTGCTCCTGAAGATGGTATTTATCTTGTAGATTTATATATCTTTTGTAATAATGCTACTACATTTGATGGTCGTTGCAAATGGTCTACAGATGCTGGAAGAAATCAAAATAATCAACATAACTTTGATGTAACTAGAGATACTGTCGGTGAAAGTTGTGATTTACATAGAATGACTTGGTATGCAACTGCTGGAAAGTACATATTTTTTTATGTTAGTACAACATATGGTCCCAGCAACATACCTCTAACGTGCTATTTGAACAACGGTGGGCATACTTGTCTTAGAATTACAAAAATACTTTAGATTCTATATTTAAATTATAATTAATAAATATAGAATGTCAAATGATAACGATTTAATAATATCAACAAATGCTGATAATGTGGTTATAGAAAATAAAGAAGGATCATTATTTAAAATATCAAATACTTCAACTAATTTAGGAAGTGGTGCATATAGTTCTGGATTAAATGCAATTTCTATTGGATGTTCTATTGGAAGTAATGATGAAACTACAGAAACAGAAACTTCTATTACTGGTAAACTTTCAATTTCTTCTATAAGAGAAGAAAACCAAAATAATGTTCCATCACATGTTTTATTGTATAATCGAAATTCTAATCCAAAAGAACTTACATATAGTAGTATTATACCAAATATTATAGAATCAATTGATGCTAGTTTAAATTTTCATAATACTACTTTAAATACTTTAAATGGTGGTTATAGTCATTTAGAAACAGCTTCAAATAAATTAGATTTAAGTTTTAATTTACAAAACTCAATTGTAGATGCTAGTTTTAATCAACAAGATGTTAGTTTTAATATTTTAGATAGTAGTTTTAATGTTTTAGATAGTAGTTTCAATATTTTAGACACAAGTTTTAATTTACAAAAATCTATAGTAGATGCTAGTTTGAATATACATGATGTTAGTTTGAATATTTTAGATAATAGTTTGAATATTTTAGATAATAAACAGAATATATTTGATACAAGTTATAATAATCAAATTAGTCAACAACCTACTTATGGAAATACTTTTTCGATCGGTAGTAATTCATATGCTACTGGAACAAATAGTTTTGCAATAGGATCAAATGCTTCAACTGGATCATATAATAATTCAGCAGCAATTGGTAGTGGAACAATATCTACTTCTGATAACAAAATATTTTTAGGTAATACAACACAACAAGTAGTTGCAGATCATGGATGTGTAGATGACCTTTCTTTTGGATATATATATGGTACTACTCATCCTGGAATTATACATAAAGATCTTGTAGGAACAGCTGATGCATATGCTTGGTTGCAATCTAATTCATCTAATGCTGTTTTAATTAATGCACCACTTGGTCAAAGTGTAGGAGCACGCGTAAATAATATAGATGTAATAAAATTAGAAAGTGACGAAATTACTTTTTATAAACAAATTAAATCTCCAAATCAGCCTATGTGGTCTATATATTCTGCTACTGGTGGAGATCAATCATATGGTGCAAATGGTAGAATAGGTGCCGGTAGCTTCGGCAACCCATATTTAGGTGGTCAAAGTCTTAATAAATATTTTGATACAATAAATAAATGGAATACAACACATAATAGTTGGAATTCGACTAACGGGGCATTTTTTGCAAAGGAAGGAGGTGGAATATATATAGTTGATATGTATATATTTGGTAGAAATTCACATACTTTTAGTGGACGTATTAAATTTAAAACAAATGCACCATATAGTCAAGATAATCAATACAATATGGATATTCACTCATGGAAGAATGATACTGGTGCATTACTTACATATACTTGGTATGCTGCAGATATAAATGATTATTTTTATTACAATGTGGATAGTGGCACATTAAACGTTTATCATGCATCCGATTGTACACATTTAAGAGTAACTAAAATAGCATAAATAATAAAAAATTGATTCTAAAAACACAAACAATATAGAATAATATCAACTATTATTCTATATTTAGTAAATGAAATTTTGTAATGAATGTGATAATATGCTTTATATTGGAATTGACGCAGAAGATACAAATAAACTTACATACTTTTGTCGTCAATGTGGAACGAATGAAATCATTACTGATCCTGAAGGACAAGTAGTTTTAGAGAATCATTTTAAAACTGAAGAACAACAATTTAGTCATATTATTAATAAATATACTAAATATGATCCTACATTACCTCGTATTCAGAATGTAAAATGTCCAAATAAAGATTGTACTACGAACAGTAAATCAGAGACAAAACCCGAAGTTATTTATTTAAGATATGATGACGCTAACATGAAATACGTTTATTTATGTGTAAAGTGTGATACCTTTTGGAAAACAAGTGATAAACAATAAAAATATACAACTTATAAATATTTACATTTATGAAAGAACATCTAAATCTTTTAGTCTCCAATATTCACATACTCCATTAGGTAAAGGTCTTTGTATGATAAACGGAATTTTTTTTTCTTCAAATTCTTTTAAAGCAATCATATACCCATCAATTATTGTAGGATCTAAATCTTCAATAAATGAGTTTGCTCCAGAGTCTAATTGTTTTGCTCTTTCTCCTAAAACACGTGCTTTTTCATATTTAGAAATAAATGGTATTGTTTTATGTAAAGGATCTACAATATTTCCTTTTGAATCTTTTACAATAGTACATAATGCTTCAATTTCTTCATAATTTTGAGCACGTAATTCAGGATGATGTTCTTGAATTATATTTTGTTGAAGATTTTCATCGAATTTTTTTAAATAATCTTGATCATCATCGTCATCATCGTCATCATCTTCATCTAAATTTATATCAAAATTATCATGTTCACCCAATTCATCAATATCATAAACAATAGATTCATCGTCATTTTTCTCTTCATCTTTATCTAATTCTGATAAATCATCCTCTTCATCATCATCTTCATCATCATCTTCTTCTTTTTCATCTTTTTCATCGTCTTCTTTTTCATCATCTTCTTCTTCGTCATGTTTTTTATTTTTTAATTTAAATTCACCTTTCTTATTACTATCTTCTTCTGATATTACAGATCCTTCAGATTCAACATCACTTATTACTTCATCTTCAAAATCAGCCATTATTAATATATTCTATTATGATATATTGATATTTCTATTTACTTTTTATTTTAATCAATTTTTTAATATTTAAGATTTCCAGTTTTTACCACAATCTAAACATGTTACAAAAATAGTGGATGGTTCATCGGCACTTCGTGTTTGCATTTCATAATAGGTACATTTTTTTGATTTACATTTTCTACAAGTAAACATATCTGTAGAAGCTACTGCTTTATTATCATATCGTGATTCATTACGTTTTATTTTCATTTCAATCAATTCTGACCATCTTTTAGGATTCATTTCTTGATGTGTCATAGATTCTAAATTTTTTGGACTTACTTCACCGGTCTTTAACTGATCCAAAAAATCTTCATTCTTCATATTCATATAAATAGTACGTAATCTATCTAAATATATTTGAACAAACATAGGATTATCCCATTTAACAATTATTTCCTTACTACGAGATTCTTTTATTGAATAATTAAATATACTTGTTTCTATATTACGCATAATTTTACAATTATTTTCATTATCTATTGTTGTCTGTTTTTTTGATTTTTTATTTATATTATCCAACATTTTTGATAATTTTGAAACCACATTCAAACGAAACTTTTCAGGATTATCAATTAAAACCATATTAACTAAATAATATCAATATATTCGAATTATATTTATATTATTTTTATAATCAATTTTTTATGCAAATAACCTTCGGTTTATAACCTTCGGTTAAACATATTCTTCTTCTGTTAATTCTCCATCTCTAATAATTGAATTTGTTGTTGGTATAGAAGTTGGTATTTCAATTTTATCAAAAACCGATTTTTTTTGTGATCTACTTTTTTGGATTTTTCCAATTGTAGGATTAGATGATGCACGTTTTTTTCTCTTTGGGTTTTCATCTTCTTCAGAATCTTCTTGATCATAATCTGCATCATCTTCATCTTCATCATCTACAATAAATCCATCTTTTGCATATCCTGATTTTGTTTTTGGTAAAAGTTCATCTTCATCTTCCAACTCAGAATCTTCGTCGTCTTCACTTGAACCAATATCTTCAAAACCACCATATAATGTTTCGTAAATCTTTTCCCACTTTTTAGATTCGATTGAAATGGCATTATCATTTTCATCCATACAAACTAATACTAAACTACCGAAAAATAATGTATTATCTATAGGTGGTGGCATTTCATATTTATTTTCTTGACCAGCTCTTCCATTAGTCTTACCATACACACTTATTGATAATTTTTCATTATTTAATTCAATATCCCATTGTTGATGTCTTTCAAATCCATCAGAATTTTTAAATCCAGCTTTTTTAAATAATTCACTTTCTTCAAATTTTTTTACATTTAATTCTTTTACTTTTCCTAACTTATTTATAATTAAAATAATAGGCATATCAAATTATATTTTATTATAATGAGTATTTTCTATATTATTTTCTAATGTTTTTGAATTCGTAAAATAAAAAAACAGTAATTATGTATCATACTATATACGGTTTTAATGTGGTCTAAATTATTATTAAATATTTTGATATCTATATTTTTAATATATTCATTTCATCGATTATGGGACTATTTAAAAATGACTTACTCAAAAGAAACAACTAAAGACCTAATTAATTTTCAAACAGAAAAATATAAGAAAATTATTGAACAAATGGAAACTTGTGAAGTTCCTCCTAAAAATAATGTAATGAAAGATGAATTAGAAGATTTTGTAAATAATCTTCAACAAAATGGTTCTCAAAATATCTAAAGTTACAAAAATTAAGCATTTTTAGGGGGTTTTTCAAACATTTTATATGTCTAGGTTCTCAAATGCCATTTGGGTTCTCAAATTCCTAAATAAAATTTGTGTATAAAAAATCACATTTTATTTTTAGGTTTTCATTTCTTGTTTTTTTTCAGACAAATTTATTTTAGGAATTTGAGAACCAAAATAGTATTTGAGAACCAAAATATTAAAAATACTATATAAAAATAACAATTTATATAGTACTATAAAAGGTATGGATATTATGCATGGTTGGTTTTCTAATAAGCAAAAAAAAGTTTTAACTTCTATGTATGAAGAAGGAAAGATAGGTAATTCTTCTATGATTTATTTAAATGAAAAAAATGAAAAAGTGGAAGTAACTGAAGTTACTAGAAAGAAGGAATATTCATCTAAATTTGATGATGCTATTTATTTAGGTGTACTTAAATCTTATGTTGTTCAAATAAAATAATTACATTTATTTATTTACATCAGGTGGTTTACAGTGATTAAAATTAGAAACTCCATCCCAAGCAATATTATGCACATTTGCCCATTTTTGTTTTTCGCATAATCCTGAACCATATATATTCCAATCTACATGATTAAAGTCCACTACATTTTTTTGTGGATTATTTTCATCATATCCATGTGGGAAATCTTTTGTATAATATCCTAAATTTTCATCATATGGATTTCCTGATTCTTCTTTTTTTTTGATTTTATTATACATTTTAGGCAAAAGACTATATACTTTTTGTTTATTGATCATTTGATATTCATATATTTGATTTCCTTTAATATTTCCCATATTAGTTCCATCATTTGGGATAACACATTTTCTATTAGAATTAAGTTTCCAATAATCTGGACAATTTACTGACACAGGTGGAAAAAATGGATTTTTATTACCATATTGGCTATACATAAGTAATGATGTTGCAATTAATACTAAACTTGCTACTGATATAATAATAATATGGAATGTTTTCATGTTTTTTGTATATACATAGCCTATACAAAAAACGTTTCTTTATGCTGATGGATCATGTGTATATTTTTCCGAATATTCATTAATAGTCGAAGCACATAAAGTAGAATTAGCTACTCCATCCCATAATATATTGTTTAAATTAGCCCAAGCGGTCAGTCCACAATTATTTTTAACATCGTCTGGTAATAAATCTTTTGTCCATAATGTATTACTAAAATCGATGGCTTTTTTACCATTATAATCAATATATTCGAATCCATTTGGATTTGCATATGGTTGTCTTCCAGAATTCAAGGCTTTATCATCTACAGGAACAATACATAAAGATCCATCAACTTCCCAATAATCAGGACATTGTCCTGCATGTGGTGGAAATTTTCCACTATAATCACTATTTTTTACCAATAATCCAATAGTAGTTAATAAAATGATTAATATTATTACTGCAATAATTGATACTGTGAAATAAAAGTCCATATATTATAAGTTATGATTTTATTATATAAGATGATTTTATTTCCATTATTTGGCTAAATTTTCCATTTCATTCATTAAAATCGATGAAACTTCTCCTACAGTCGGTTTTCGAGAATAACAATCTGTGTACCAAGAAACTGCCGCTAAAACAAGAAAAATCATAATAATGATCTTATAAAATGAATCCATAATATGGTGTTTGATATATTTTAGGTGTTTATTTTATTTTTTGTATTTTGATTAATTGGTTCATGTAAAAAATTCTACAATTATTTCTACATACAAAGTATATCATACCATAATATGCAAAAAGATAGTCAAACCGCATTTGAAAAAGAATATTCTCAAAAAATACTTACAGAAGATTATTACAATGGACGTGTTAATATAATGGAACAAAAGGACCCTGATGCCGTTTTTAAAATGCAAGAACGTATTGGTATCAAAAATAAATCCACTACTTATTTTTCAGCATTAGCCGGTAATGATTGGGAAGAAAACGTTTTATCCAACGTATTCTTTTCAAAGGAAAATATTCAGATTCTTCAAAATGGTTTACGTGCTGGTGTATATGAAATGTCCAACAAAGAAATTGTTATTCCACCACAAAATTTGGATCAATTAAAAATTGTTATGCGTAGCACTTATTTACAATATGCTGAACATAAACCAACTGAAATTAAGGAACAAGTATCTCGTCTAAATAAACTTGTATGGGATTATGTAGTACCTACTGTATATAAAGAAGCTGTTGGATATATGAAATATATTAAAGATCAAAGCACTTTAGTAACTCCTATGGATCATCCATTACATCATGATAGACAATACAAACAACTTGAATTGAAACCATTTTTCTAATTAGTATCAATAAAAAATATTTATACTAATGTCTAAAATACCTTTTTGGTTATATGTTTGTTAAATAGTAATTTACTTTTTTGTTTTTGGAGTTTTAGAAGTAGATTTTTTAGAACCTCCACCTTGAGGTTTTTCTTTTTGTAAATCTTCACGTCTTTTCTTGTAGTTTCCATATTGTTCTTCCAACATATCCAGTTCACGTAACCAAATAGTTTCTACACTTGTTTTTGATAGTTCATCTAAATCTTTTGTCATATTTTCCTTGTCTTCCATTATTTTTACAACATTTTCTTCTGAAACGGAATCCATCGGCATCTTAATCAAATATTTATAATCACCATCTAATTTTACAAACTCCATAGATTCTAACATTTCAGTTATTTGTTGTGAAGTCTTGCGTCGTAAATCTATATTACCATTTAGTGTTTGTTTAATATATTTGGCTTTGTTTGATAATTTTACCAATTTTTCACGCATAGTCCTCAATTGTGCGGCTTTTCGCTTTTCATATTTATCCAATCTAACTCTTGTAAATCCATCAATGATTTCTTCTACATTAGTGTACTTGTGCAATTTGGAATCTTCATCAAACATATGCATATTTGTAGTACTTACTGTAGTAGCCAATTTCAAAGTTTTTTCGATACCATTCACTCCATTTGCATCAAGTGGTTTCTTTTCAAGTTCTTGTAATTTACCTCGAGGAAATGTTATTGTAAAATCTACATTCACTTCTGTTGAAAATGATACCATGTCTTTAATGATTGGTGTAATTTTCTTTCCAGATTTATCTGTTGCACCATCCATAAGTTGTTCTAACATATTTGTATATGGCATCGTCCAAGTTCCAATTGGTAGTTCAGTTATTCTAATCTTATCTTCGCCAATTTTCTCATACACACCCTTTATTAAATATTTTGATTCATCTGGAATTTTAGAAACAGTTCCTTTGAAACCTTCATAATAAGGTACAAACTCTATCATGTCATTAGAACGACTGTTTAATTTATTTTTCAAATATTGTATAATAGTTACAGGATTGAATGAAGGAATTGAACACGAAAATCCAGTACCAATTCCAGAAATTCCATTTATTAATGAAAATGGAATAATAGGAATATAATGTTCTGGTTCAACAATAGTTCCATCATCATCTACATAATTTAAAATTGCATCGTCTGCTTCAGGAAATAGATATCGTGTAAGAGGATTCAATAATGTAAATATATATCTCTCTGAAGCACTATCGTCACCACCTTGAAGTCGTGAACCAAACTGACCATTAGGCTCCAACAAATTAATATTGTTTGAACCGACATAAGTTTGCGCCATATTTACAATTGCACCATTCAAAGATGCTTCACCATGATGGTATGACGAATGCTCTGAAACATATCCCGAAAATTGAGCCACCTTAATTTCTGATGTAAGTTTTCTTTTAAATGCAGCATACAATATTTTACGTAAAGATATTTTCAAACCATCAATAGCATTTGGAATAGAACGAGCACAATCGTAAGAACTGAAATGAATCATTTCTTTATCAATAAATTCTTCATATGGAACTTCAGGTCTATTCGTATCTAAATATGATAATTTATTGTAGTTTTCCAACCAAGTCTTACGATCATCCGGACGCTTTTTATTAAATATCTTATCAATAGTATCATCGCTAATTCTACCATTATGTACAAAATCCACAATTTTCTTATTTGCAAAATATTCTTTAAACTCACTAGCCGTTGAAGTACCTAATCCCTTAAAATACTTTATTGTCCATCTTGACAATTCATTAGGATCCAATTGCTGTTTCCATTCCAAATATTCTCCATCGTTGTAAAATAATAATGTTTGATTTCCTTTTTTGGCTCGTAAAATAGGAGTGTTCATAAAGCTAATGAAACCAGGTATTTTAATAAGATCTTCCCATTCACTATGAAATAGATTAATACAAAGACCTTTAATATGACTTCCATCTAAATCTTGATCAGTCATTACCATGATCTTTCCGTATCTCAAACATGAATGTACAGTTTCGATATTATCGTAAACCTTTCCACTCTCCAATCCAAGAATTTTCTTAATATCTCCAATTTCCTTATTTTCAGCAATCTTTTTTGAAACCTCTCCTCGAACATTCAAAAGTTTCCCTTTTAAAGGATATATACCAATATTGTCACGATCATCACTCGACAATCCTGAAACAATACCTGACATAGCACTTAATCCCTCACACAAAATCAATATACAGTCTTTAGAATTAGACGTTCCACTTTTATTAGCGTCTATGAAATTAGCAATTCCTCGAACTGATTTTGTTTTTGAACCGTCTGTTTTCTTGGCAAGTTTATTGTCTTTGGCTTCAGTTAAACTACACGCTATATCCATAACGCCCATTTTTGCTATTTTTTCAACGAAACTGTCAGACACACTACATGTAGAACCGAATTTACTGGAAGGTGTATTCATATAATCTTTTGTTTGACTATCGAAAGAAGGATTCTCAATATCACATCTCAAAAATAATACTAGTTGTTCTTTAATAGAACTTGGATTTACTCTAACTTTTTTCTTTTTTTCAATATAATCACACAATTTACGAGTTATTTGACCCATAATGTAGTCCACATGTTTTCCACCTTTGAAAGTACATATACCATTCACAAATGATACTTGAATGAATTCATGTGTAGGAGATAGTGCAACGCCGTATTCCCAACGATCACTATTTGACTCATACACACGTTTTCCTCCTTCTTTGTCCTTGGTTCCTACATACAAATCAATATATTGTTGGAAATTCTTTACGGGAACAATTTCATCATTAAAAGTTACTTTTATTTTTTTAGAAGAATGATCTGTAACGGCTCCAATATCAAATACACGTTTTTTTAACAAACACATCATATCGGAAGTGAGACCATTATCAAATTGAAGTCTTTGATAATCAGGTTTGAAAACAACTTTGGTATAAGGCTTTGCTGAAGATTTAGTTATTTTTGGTTTACAAATTTCATCCAAATTATTTTTGAATTCTTGGCAATATTTTAGACCACGAGTATGATCGACGGTTTCAATATAACCATATGAAGACCAAATAAGAACAAGTTTGAACCCGAAACCGTTTTTACCCCCTACTATTTTTTTTTCATCTTTATTATAATTTGTAGAAGTGCGTAAATGTCCAAAAATCATTTCGGGAATCCAAAGATCATTTTCTGGATGTTTTGCAACATCTATTCCATTACCATCATTTGTAATAGTAATGGTACCGTCTTCTGAAATTTTTGTATCGATTGAATTAACAAGTCTTTTGTTTGTTGAAGTGGAACGGATCATTCGAACAACATGATCTCGGGCATTTACGATACCTTCATCAAACAGTTTATATAATCCGGGATTGTATTCAATTGTTTTTAGGTTTATACTGTTGGATTCATCGTCGTAGACCCATAAGTTGGCATCAACGATTTCAACGGAACCGATATACGTATCGGGGTTATCCAAGATGTGTTGCTTGTCGGTTTTTTGCTGATATTGTTGAGCTAGATCTACGGACATAATTATATAGATAAGGATTATATGATTATATTTTTATACTTTTTTTGAATCAATTTTTTGTGCAATGTTTATATATATATGTCTTTAAAGAAGAATTTGAATTTTTTAT